TATTTTCCATAATATATACCGTGCGCGAGTGGGCGCTAATTCGTTCACCGTTGGTTGCCGCGTCTGCTGTGCCAGGGTTGGCTAGGACGAAGAGAAGGGCGAGCGCGGCGGCCGTGCCGGAGACGCGGTGAATCAAGCGTTCGAGGCTCCGGGCCATCCAATCCGCGTCAGGGTCCCGCTCGGCTTGCCAGTGTACAAGGTCGAGGGCGGCTTGTTCCGGCGGAACATCGGCCAACTCAGCAAGGGTCTGCATCACTCGTGGGCTGGGAAGGTTTCGGCCGCGGCGCATCTGCGGGATGTTCGGCTGCGCGAGACCAAGAGCTTTCGCAAGGCGCGCATCCGAGGGGATGCCAGCCTTCGCTTTGGCTCTGTCGAAATACCAGTTCAGGTCATGCATCGCCGCCTCCGCAGCATTTGGCCCATAAGCATATTGTGATACACGAGGGATTGTCACGATATCAGCGCTGCGTTATAGGGGATTCGACTATCAGTGGTGACTGATAGAGCCCCTCCCGTGGGGGCTTCCTTCACGGATCGAAGGAGGCGCAGTGCCTCGGCCTCGGAAAGATGGGACGCTACAGCGCGAGCTGCCGCTTCTGACGTGGGCGGAGAAGGTCGAGCGCCGGGCGTACTATGAGCTGACCCGAGGCAAGCCGCTCGGCCGGCATCGTCGGCGGCGCCAGGAGAAGGGCGAGTTCGACAAGCCGCGCGGGCAGTACCTGGCGGCGATCGAATCGGCGGCAGAAGCCGCTCGAGAAGCAAGTGAAGATAGAGATTTATCCAGCCCCGTTCCCGCATAGGGAGCGGGGCTTCGTCGTTGTGGCTCCGATCGGAGCTGAGGCGACCCCCCACCTAATAGGGGGTCGGGCATCTACGGGGGAGGGCAGGATGGGCTCGAAGGTCCCTTTCGGTGTTTCGATCTACCGGGAGTTTCCGGCGGTTGCGAGGTCATTGTGGGAAGGCGACGGCGCGGGCGGAAGCCTCGACGGCTTCGGCAAGCTCTTGGCGACGGGATATGACACCATCGAGGAGTGCTTCAACGTCGGCCTGCCGGCGCGACTCCTCGATGCGCTGGAAGCGGCGAAGGCTGCCGCGCAGGCGGCGGAGTCGAAGGTGCTGCTTCGGCTGCACGGCGAGGAGCTGCAGGTGTCTCCGAACGGGGGCAGGGGAGGGGTTCGCTACTGGCTGGAATCGGATTGGTGCACGATCAAGGTTCGGGTCAACGCGGCCTGGGGTGTCAGCATTCGTTACAGCGCGGAAGCGCTGTGGAGCTATGGGGTTGAGGAGCTGCGGGCGCGGGCCTTGCTGTGGCTGCGGGATGCCACGGAGCTGCCGCGCCAGGGCGACGCGATAGCGCCGGCGGAGTTGTGGCAGCGGGTGACGGAAGCGCATTTCGCGGTGGACGTGCACGCGCCCTCTATGAGCGAGGCGATGGGTCCCGAGCTTTGGCGGGCCGTCGTCGCACCAGCCGGTGTCAAGACCTTCCCTATCGGCCGCGTCGACCAGCTGACCGACGCCGACTTGAAGGCGGCGATCGAGGAGGCGATGGCGACACGCCCGCGGCAGTTCTTCGATGCCGTGCGCGCCGGCATCCAGCCGGAGCAACTTTCGTGTTTCGCCAGCGGTGGCAAGGTTCAGACGCTCACCATCGGCTATCGCCGCGCGCTGGAGATTCAGATCTACGACAAGGGGCGCGAGATTCGCGAGGCGTCGGGTAAGGAGTGGATGCTCGACCTGTGGGAGGCCTCGGGCAACTGGCAGCGCCCGGCGGACGGTAGCCGACCGCTCGACGTATGGCGCACGGAAGTTCGGGTGCGCGGCGAATGGATGCGCGATCGGGGGGTCTTGACCTGGGCGGACTGGGAGGAGCATGCGCAGGCGCTCTTGATCGAAGCTCTCGCGTCTCGCCGCTTGACGCTACCGACCTCGGACAGCAACCGCAGTCGCTGGCCGGCGCATCCTCTCTGGAAGCTGGTCGCGCATGGCGTGGGTTTCTGTGATCGCTTGGTGCCGCTGGGCCGGCGGTTCCTGGATACGGCGGGGCAGCGGGCGGCGCAGATGGTGCAACAGACGGTCGGGTGCCTTCGAGCGGCCGTCGTGCTGCTGGACGGGGCATGGTCGGAGGAACGCTTCTTCGACCTGCTCTATCGACCGGCGGAAACTTTCGGCGTGGTCGGCGTAATGCGCGGGGATCGAAGCGCAAGACGAAAAATCGATGAGCTGATAGAACGCTATCGATTTGTGCCACGCGCCGCATAACAATACCAAAGTAACGTACGGTATAGTTCAGTCTATTCATTAGACTGGATGCATTCTCTTATTGTGCTTCTGTTGATGAAGCGCAATAGGGAGTGGCGCATATGTCGAAAGTCTACGTCGAAGTACTCGACCTCAAGGTCGAGAGCCGGAACGGCCAGAACGACCGGGGCTCCTGGTCGATCCATGAGCAGAAGGCCTTTCTTCACACTGGCGAGCAGTACCCGGCACCGATCACGCTCACGCTGCCGAAGGACCGTGCCGGCTCGCCCTGGCCGGAGGGCAAGTACGAGCTGGACCTCGCTGAGTCCCTCTACGTCGGCAAGTACGGGAAGCTGCAGCTCGGTCAGCTCTACCTCAAGCCGCTGCCGGCGGCCGGCGCTGCCAGCCGGGCCGCGTAGCGATGGAGAACGCCCGGGTCTGCCTCGAAACCGCGCCTCTCGTCATCGACGGGCAAGCGACGGGTCATTCGATCTGCACGGCCTGGGCGTCGCTCTCCTCCGCGGCCTTCGCGTCGTTGGAGGAGCTGGGGATCACCAGCGCGTCGATGTTCCAGGTCTTCGGCTGGGGAATCGGCGTGGTGCTCCTCTTCTGGGGCCTGGGCTTCGGCATCGCTGCGGTCCGGGATGTCATCAACAGGGTCTGAAAGGGGGTCTCTAATGACCAAGCTTTTCTCCAATCTGCGGGCCGGTGCCCTCGGCCTGGCGCTCGGCCTCTCCGGCCTGGTCGCCATGGTGGGCGGCGCCTACGCGCAGGAAGCGACCGTCTTCGAGCAGACGGTCGAAGGTCTCGACCTCGGCGAGGTGGTCGACTGGGTCATTGCGGTCGGCGCCTCGGCCGTGATCGGCGTGGCCGTCGCCATGCTGGGCTTCCGGCTCATCAAGCGTGTGACGGGGCGCATCTGATGCTCGCGGGCTCCGTCCTGGCGCTGTTCTGGGGCCTCGTGGCGGCGATCGGCGCCGCTGCGGGCCTCGCCTTCGTCGCGGGGCTCCGGGGCACTCGGGGCTGAGCTGGCGGGGCAGGGAAGGGGCGGCTGTCTCGACGGACGGCCGCCCCTTTGCTGTTGGAGGGGATGAGATGCGGTCTCTGGCTCTCTCGATTGGCGTCCTGGTCGCGCTTGGCGCGCCGGCTGCCGCGCAGGAGTTCAGCTACAACGGCCAGTCCTACGCGGACGTTTCAGCGTTCTGCAACGCGGTGTGGCCGAGCTGGAACGGCACGGCGATCGGCGTGAGCGGAAGTGGTGGTGTGCGCTGTGGTGTCGCCAGCATGACGACCGTTGGTGCTCTCGGAATCACGCGTGCGCAGTACATTACGAACTATGAGGCAAACTGCGGTTCTGGCCCTTCGTACTCATGGTTCCACTTCACGACCGCGAGCCAGCACTATCCGGTGCACTACTGCGAGGGCACCAGCTCGGCCGGCACGTCAGGGACAGAGTTCACGGCGACGTTCTACGTCCCGCCGCCATACTCCACCAACTGCGCCGGGCTCTACGAGTGGTGGGTGGATCAAGGGTCAGTGCCGACGAACATGGACTGGCTGCGGTTGGCGTCGTCGAGCCATGAGCCGCAGTTCATGCCGTTGGAGTTCACGTTTCAGGGCGCTGATCTGACCTGCCAGATGAACGTCGGGCAAGCGACCTGTGCCGCTTCTCAGGAGTACGGTGACCCGCCGGTGTGGCCCTGTGGGACGACGCAGGCGACGCCTACGGGTGCCGCTTGGTCGGGCTTCGATAGCGAGCACGGCACGGAGTGGTTCCAGGACGAAGCGGCCTACATCGCTGCCGGTGGCAACCCGAGCGCCGATCCCGGCGGCGGCGGGTGCCAGATCCCCGGCGGGCCTGGCTGTCAGAGCGGAAGTTTCGGCAATCCAAGTGGCTTCGCGAGCTTCGGCCCGGAGCATACGTTCGGCTCGCTAAAGGCATTGGCTGACGCTGGGCAGTTGATCTCGGCGCCGGCCGGCGCGTGGGAGTACGCCCACGGGTGGGTTGGTGCAGGTGCCGGTTCATTCCTGGAAGAGGCAAATAAGCCGATAGCATTCCTGCGAGATAATGGTGGGTTAGACGGAGTGGTCTGCATCGCCGGAACGCGCTATGTAGCGGATTATATTCACACGAGCGGCAGCGACCCGGCATTCAACAATTCTGTATCTCCAAATATCAACGCGTCGTGGTCGGATTGTACCGGCGGAAAAGCTTGCTATCAGCCGGGGCGGCCGCAGTTTGTCGATGGTGTGGGGCAGGCTGATATATGGCGGTTCAATTCAGTGGGCGTCGCGTGCTTGGCGGATGACACGCAGGTATTGCAAGAAGAAGGCATTGTTCTGTGCAGCGGTGTTCAGCATGCAACGATTGAGTATTGGCAATACACCTCGATAGACGGCGCTGCGGCCCCTAAGGACTGGCATTCGTTCCAAAGGCAGCAGGGGTACTATTCCGGCTGTACCGCGCATCGAGGCCATGCCGAGGGGAGTAATGGCGGCCCTGGGAATGGCGGCGGGCCCGGCGATGGCGGCGACCTCTCCGAGCTGCTGGAAGTGCTGGAAGAGATTCGCGACGAGCTGGGCGAGTCCGGTTCGGACTACTGGGCCAACTTCGCGGCGGCCATGCAGGAGTTCGGCGAGAACTGGGGCTCGGGTCCAGGTGGCGGCGGCGGTGACCTGGAGCTGCCCGACTGGCTGGAGGACGGGCCACCGTCTGAAGGCGTTCCGGGCTTCGAGCTGGGCGAGCATCAGCTAGAGCAGTCGCGGTCGTTCCAAGCGATCTTTGAAGAAGAATTGACGCAAAGCGGCGCCGGCTCCGAAATATCGGCGTGGCTAAGCATCTTCGATCTTGGCATTGATGAGCAGGCGGTCGGCCATTATCCGGTCTGGACGATAGATTTCAACCTCGGCGCCGGCATGGACTTCGGGGAACGGGACTTCTCGTTGCCGGAGTGGCTGTGGGATTTGCTCTATTGGGTGACGATCTTTAGCGCGCTCGTCTATGCGCGCCGTCTGGTCTTCGGAGGGTGATATGTGGGATTGGTTCTATGATCTGTTCGAAGCGGCGGGGGTCTTCGTTCGGGATCTGATCTTCGACCTGGTGTTCCGGCTCTTCCGGCTGGCCACGCAAACGGCCTTCGGCCTGGTCTCGGCCATGGGACTGCCGGAGCCGCCCGAGCGATTCCTGAACGCGGTGGGCTCGTTGCCGGCCGACATGGTGAACATCTTCATCATCCTGGGCGGGCCCGAGGCGGTCGGGATCATCATCACGGCGCTGACGACGCGCTTCTTCCTCGGCCTGATCCCCTTCATCCGAGCTGGGCGGTGATGCCATGTCGATCGTCGGGATCGTAGGCACGCCGGGTTCGGGCAAGAGCTACGAGGCGGTGAAGGAGCACATCTTGCCGGCGTTGCAGCAGGGCCGGCCGGTGGTGACCAACATCCCGCTCAACGTGGATCTGATCGCCGACAAGCTCGGCGTCTCACGCGAGCTGATGCAGGTTGAGGAGTCGAGGGAAGGGCGCACGAAGCCCTTCGAGGCTGTCGAGGAGCTGGAGAGCTGGCACCGCCAGGACCCGGAGACGAAGCGCGGCGCTCTCTACGTGATCGACGAGGCGCAGCTCGTCTATCCCTCGGGCGGCACCAAGCGGGAGATCATCGACTTCTTCAGCCTGCATCGGCACTACGGCGTGGACGTGGTGATGCTGACCCAGGATCACGCGCTCATAGACCGCAAGATCGTGCACCTCTGGGAGATCTGCTACCGGGTGAAGAAGGCGGTCGAGCTGGGGAGCACGACGAAGTACAAGCGCGGCCTCAGCTACTCGGCCCGGAAGCTCCCGGACACGATGGACTGGCGGCGGTATGACCGCCGAATCTTCCCCCTCTATCAGAGCTACACCAAGGGCGGCTCCGAGGAGGGCGCGAAGTCGGTCGCGCCCTCGATCTTCCGGCACTGGTCGTTCCCGGTGGCGGCGGTGTTGTTGCTCGGCCTGGCTGTGGCACTGTTCAGCATGGATGCGCCTTGGAAGGTGGGACAGTCGAATGCGAGTGAACAATCTTCGCGCCAGGCGCGGCCCATTGTCGAACAGGCGGAAACTCTCGATCGCGCTCCGGCTGCTGCGCCAGGTGCTTCGCGCGATCTCGAGGCGCTGAGAGTCGCGGCGATCGAGGCGCGCACGGCGGCCGAGCTGGAGCGGCGTGCGCGTGAGGAGGAGGCGAGGGAGCGTCGCGAGCTCGCGGAGCGCGAAGCGGAGTGGCAGCGCCAGCAGCTCCGGCAACTGCCTATGGCAATCTCGTCTTGGATCGAGATGGAGGGCAGGGCGCTCGTATCTGTCGTGATCGGCGGCCATCGATTCCAGGTTGAGGACCTTCAGGACGCCGGCTGGAGCGTCCAGGCGGTCGCCTACTGCCATCTTCGGATCGAGGTTCAGGGCATCTCGCGCGAGGTTCGCTGCCGCGTTGGGGGATAGCCGCAATGAAGGAGAGGGGCGTGGAAGAGAAAGTGCTTCGCAAGGTCTGCCGGGTGCTCGGCGTTCGCCTTTTTCGGGTGCGAGGTGGCTGGCGGCTTAGGTTCGGCCATTTGCCCTATCAGCTTCCTGAGAAAGACGATCATTCCTCGCGTTTTCGCTGTGAATGGCTGGGTGATGCCTATTGCGAGGCGAACAACTTGCCCGATCTCTTGTTGAGCGCCGCGGAAATGGCGCGCGGTCGGGAGTGGTATGCAGGCTATCAGGCAGGTTTGGCGGCGGCGCGTCGCGAGATTGCGGAGCGCGCAGCGAACCAGCTTCTTGCGCGTCCGCATGGTGTAGGACCTCAGCCGCACTGAAAGGGCAGGGCGCGGGGCGGGGGGGACCCGCCCCGCGGGGCGGCGTCCGCCCCGCGCCCTGCCGTCAACATTGGGTAGCGGTGACTATCTCCGCATCATACGCTCTTTATAAGCCTTGCTGATCTCCTCATATTTATTGAGGTCAATGACAGAAAAATAATCATCTGTCGGCGTTCGTTTTCGCTCGTGATGATCGAACATATCGCCGAGCAAAATATTCTGTAGTTCGTGCTGTAAATCTGTTATGTGACATTGATATTTTCCGATCTCCCGTTCTAATAATGAAGATAATCTGCATATCTTAGAAAAATCGTCCTCAATAGGAGGCGACCAGGGAAATAATTCGTTCTGAGTTGAGTTCGGAACCTCTGTAGGTAAATGTTTAATCGTGTGAATGAAATAATCAGTGAACGCTTTAGAAAGGTCTAGCGTATCTACGTGTATTACATCAAGAAATAAAGAGAGCCTCTTATCTAGAATAATCCATTTTTCAATTAAAGACATCACATCACTTCCTGTAGTTAATAAATTATACTCCATATCATTTAATTTATTTGCTCTTAATGTCGGAATCTGCGGAGATACGCCAACATCTATATATATATTATAGTTGTTAAGTTGGAAAATAAATCCACGCACTTCATTAGAAAGACTAGATGCAGACGATATAGCCGTTGATATAATTATCATTGCTTCTTCGTATATTTTAATTTTCAACTTTATTCTTTCGTTCTCTCTTGCTTGCAGTAAAATATTTGTTGCTTGCCTCCTAATTTGCTCAAACACTAGCAGTACACCTATTGACGCAGCAATAATAGTGGCGCCACTGCTTATTATTGCTATCTGCAATGACTCCGGCATGCGCGTTGACATGTTTAATATATATTCAAGACTATTGCTTATGCTTTCCATTGTCACATGCCGTATCGAGAATAATCTAGCAACACCACATACTTCACAGTCGTCAAGGGTCGGCGCGGGGGTAACCGGCGCGTTCAGCGCCAGGGGCGGCCGCACCCTTGACGTTGCACCAAACCGATACACTGGACAAGCGGCCCCCGGCCGCATGCCGAGCGACTATCGGGCTTCGGGGCTTTCCGGTCGGCGGCGTCGTATCTGCTGGCTGATGATTCGCGAGACGGAAACCGGGTGCAGGCCGACGCGCTCGGCAATGGTGGTGTTGTCCAGGCCGTCGCGGGCTAACTGGATGACTTGCTGGTGTTTAGCGGCTCGGGTTTGGATCTGTTGTTCGCGTTGTCGGCGGCGCCAATGCCATTCGATCGTGGTAGTTGGGAACCCGCTTTCAGCTGCTGCTGCGTGCACTGCCGCGTGTAGCGTCATTCCGGCTGTCATGTGAGCCTCGACCAGGTCAGGCGTGCTGAAGGCGCGTTTGATGAGGGTTGAGGCCTCGTCGCGCTCTCGGTGTTGGCCATCGAGGAGGTCTGCGCGCGCGCGGTAAACTTGGGCCTGGCCTTCGAGGAAGTTCGCGATTGCGCGGAGGGTGTCGGCGTCACAGCGCGTAAGAATCGGATCGTCCATCAGAGGATGGTTGCGACGGTCGATTTAAGCGAGATTAATGGACGTTAATGCGCGCTGGGGTTATGGGCGCTAGGAGGCGGATGGCCCTTCTGAGCCATAGCGCGATATTTTCCATAATATATA